TGAGGCGTGCGCCGATACACGTGCCTGCCAGCCATCAGCGTTTCCAAACCCAAGCCAAAGCCCCAAGCCAAGCCGCAGCAAAAGCAGCAAGGATGATGATCAGGGTCGCGGTGGGGAAAGTTTCGATGAACCAAGTGCCTGCTATGCCAAGGCCAAGGAACGTAGCGATGAAGAAGGCGACGCGGATCATGCGAGTTTTCCCGTAAGGAACGCCCAGACTTCGCGTTCGTGTTTGCCTTCGATGAAATTGAACCAAGACAAGGTGTCGCGCTCTGGCGCGTCGGCGTACCGCGCGTTCCATTCTTCGATGGCCTTGTTAGCGTGCGCCAGCCAATCGGCGTGGCGGTGCTGGTAGGTGTCGCGCATTACGAGGTTGCTTGATCGTTTCGCCCAGAAGCAAGCGTCGTGGGCTTCTTTGATTGATCGCGCGATGATCAGCGCGTCGTGCTGGATTTGCGCGCTCATTTTTTAACCAACTTGCCGCTGGCGTAGGCTTCTTCAAGCATGCGGTCAATTTCTCTCTCCATAAATTCTTCGCGCTCGCGCAGTTTGTTCATGGTCGCTTCGCGCTTGGCAGGTGGGGCAACCTCTTCTTCGGTCGGCTTTGCATTGATAAGGTTCGCGATCTGTCTGCGCCATGCGGCGATCTCGTTACGGTCTTGCCATTCGCTTGGCTCAAGAAGCCAGCGTTCTAAATCTTGGCAAATGATGTCGCGCACATAGTTGAGTTGTTCCGCTGACATAATCCAAGTGCCTGCATGGTCTGGCATGTTTGGGATGTCGTTGCTGCGGTAATAATCGGCTGGTGCTGGATTGATGCGCACCTTGTAGTTCGTTACCATTTCGTTACCCTTCGTTTTTCGCCCTTCTTGGCTTGGTAGTAGTTTGCCATTGATCAAGCAAACAATGCAACAACCAACTAAGGGTTTTTTATAACAATTCGGTAACGGTCACATGCGCCCCAAAAATGCAGTCGTCTGCGAAAACCTTCACCGCGCGAAGTTCACAAATCTGCGAATCGTTAGCGACCAAATCTATGTTGACGCTGATCCCGTCACCAATCGCGCGACACAACTTATCCAAGTCGTAGGGCGTTGTTGGGTGCTTTCTTTTTTTCGCGGCGGCTGAGCGCGGCATGCAGAACTTGACTTCAAGGCTAACCGCTTGATCAAACTTGACCACATCGCCAAGTCGCAACCATTCCTCTTTGACCGCGAGCGCGATGGCTGAACGCCAAGCATCAAGGTCTTTCTTGTTCGACGGGATCATCCTGCCGCGACCGATGTGCTTCATTGATCCTTGGCCTATTGGTGCGCCCTGAACGCGGAAACTAAGGCTTTTGACGCTCATGGTTGTACGCTGCGATCAAGCCAGCAAAAAGAAACCAGAACGAAGCAATGTGCCCGATAATCGCGAGAGCAAAGTCATCAGCCTGCAAAGATAAAACCCAAAGCAGCGTTGCGATTGCCCACGCGAAAATCGTCGACCACATTAGAAAGGCGCGTCGCTGACTGCTGCTGGTTTTGGTTCGCGCGTAAACTCTTCAACGCTGGTTGCGGTTAGGTGAAGTTCTAGACGGGTTTTGCCTTCATACTCTGACTCCCAAATCTTCAAGCGGCCAGTTACTCGTGCCTGCTGAAAACCTTCAACTGCTCGTGGATCGAACCAGACTTTGAAATAGTTTGAACCTTTGGTTTCCCATTCGCCAGTTGCTTCGTTCTTGACGCGAATCGGGCGAGCAAGTTCAAAACCTTTTTCACCCAGAGCCTTGTTGACGAAACCGATGACGGTGACTTCATCCAGAATGATGTTTAACGACATTTACTTTTTCCTCTCAATAAAAACTACGTGGTTAACGTTACAGCAGTCCCTGTGCTGGCACAAGCGTGCCCCAGCGAGATACAAAACGCCGTCCAGAATCGGGTTGTCGTCTTGATCAAACTCGCCCTGCCAAGGAAAGCAGGGTTCACCGTCGTAGTAGATTTCTGTGCGCCGCGCGGTTTTGCACGACTCACATTTCGCTTGCATGTTGTTGCGTTTTGCTGCGATCTCCCAACGGAAGCCGCACCTGACGCACTGAGCAAACGAAAACACATGATTAGCCTAACGTTTGGCTTCGCTGATTCGGCTGAAAGCACCTTCAAAGAAGAACTCCAAGCCTGCTGTTTGGCCATGCCTGTTCTTGGCAACGATGATTTGCAGAACGTTCAAAATGTGGTCGTCAACCGCGTGCTGCTGGGCTTTGCGGTGCAAAAGCATGACCACGTCAGCGTCTTGCTCAATCGAACCAGAATCACGCAGGTCAGCCATCACAGGCGCGGAATCTTTGCGCCCTTCAACGTTTCGATTCAACTGAGCGAGGCAAATGACGGGCACGTTCAAATCCTTAGCCAACGCTTTCATTTGGCCAGAAACCAAAGTCATCGCCTCATAGCGTGAACGCGAAGAAGCCTGAACGTCACCAATCAGCCCCAGATAATCGACCACGATTGCTTTGAGTGGAACGCCGCGCCGAATAACTGAACGAGCGTATCGCCTGATGGAAGCAACCGTTTGATTGCTTCGGTCATTGATCGTTAGCATTCGCAGAATCTCATGCTTTTGACTTTCAATCATCCTTTTTTCTTCAGCGGATACCATTCCGCGTTCCAAGCGATCCAAAGGGATGTCAAAAACTTGCGCAGTCAAACGATTCAAAAGTTCATTCCGCGACATTTCCAAAGAATGAAACGCAACCGCGCCAGCCTTTTCACCGTTTGGCAAAGAGTTAGCGTTGCGAGCCAACCCAAAAGCCAACTGCAAACCGACCACAGTTTTGCCTGTGGCTGGTCGCGCACCAATAATGTAAAGGCCGCCAGCGCGAAAGCCGTTCAGCAAATCGTCCAAGGGCTTGATTCCTGAACTTGAATGGAATTGCCTCTTGCCAACCTGCTCAAAATAATCGCCGTAGAAATCATTAACAAAATGGACTTCATCGACCTGCTCCTGCTCAGCGACTGAATCTAAACGGCCGTAGGCTGCTTCAAGCATTGCTTCAGGATCATCAGCGTCGGTCAAATCCACAAGAGCGTAACCAGCAGACTTCAGTTGTCGGCGCATTGAAGACTCGTAAACTTTTCGCGCATAAAACGCAGCCGAAGACGGAGATTGCGCGTCGCTGGTTGCTTGGTGAAACAAATCAGCCAGTTTCGGCAGTTCGGTAATCATCGAAAGCGTGTCGCAAGGCTTGCCTTGGGCGTGGTTCTCTAAAAACTTTGTCCAAATCTGAACGTGGCGTGGATCATCAAAGTCTGAAGGGCGAACCGTCAACTCATCAAGGTTGCGCCCCGAATTTAATAGCACCGCACCAATCAGCGCGCTTTCAATGTTCACAGGCGATCACCAAAGAACTTCACGTATTCCTCCTTAACTTTAGGTTTTTGAAACTTGACGCTGTTGCGAACCCAAGTTCTAAACCGCGCGTCCATATCTTTTACCGCTGCTGCTTTTCCGCTGGCAAGCAGGTAGTCAACCATGTTCGCGGTTTCAGTCTCAATTTGCAAATCGGGGTTTGTTTCCAACGCCCATTTGGTCAACTCTTCGCTTGGCTTCCAATCTTGATTAAAGGTTCTTTTATGGTTCTTAATGGTTTGGTGGCCAACGTTGTCCACCCTGCCTGCCAAATCTGTCCGCCCTGCCTGCCCATTTTGGCCACCCTGATTGCCAGAATTGGCCACCCTGACCCAGTAAAGGTTTGATTTGTATTGGCCTTCAATCGGGGCTGCATTTACGATAACTTCCAACTCTTCAAGTTCGACAAGTTCGGCAATCTTTCGACGAACCGACCTTTCGCTCATGTTGCAAGCGCGCGCAAGCGTTCTCTCTGAAGGCCACGCTCCACGCTCTCCTTGGTGGTCTGCGATGGCCAAAAGCACCAACTTTGCCGCTGGGCTTGCTTTTGAGTTCTTGAAAACCCAAGCCATAACTTCAACGCTCATTTTTTCTCCTGTTCTTGAAAAAACTTGAATGCCTTCTGAAGAGCACGTTCTAACTGTTCTTCAGTTGGCTCGTACTCGCGCTCAGCCATCAAACGATTGATTTTGACGCTGTGCCTGATCATGTCGGGGCGATGAGTTGCGACCACGCAATCGCGAAAGCCGCAAACTGAACGCTTGCCTGTGAATTGAACGCCATGAACATCGACGGGATAACCTTCGTCATCAATCTGCCCGAACCAAGGGCGGCATTGAAATACGTTATCCCCGATGAAATAGCGAAGTTGTTTTTGGGGGGTTCTTTTGCAATCGGTGCAAAGAATCTCTTCGCCAGATTCAAGAATGACTTCAGCCCAAAAATCTCCGTAGCAGAAGATTCCGCAACGTCGGCATTCAAGCATTTATTCCTCTCCCAAGGTTCTCTAAACGACTAGATTACGCCCCCACGCGTCATCCAGCAAAAACCACGCCTGCGAAGGCTGATGCCAAACCGTGATTGAAGTGGGGTCGGCATACTTGCTGATCTTCCAACCTGCCGCTTCAGCCTCTCGCGCTTTCTTGTCGCTTGCTTCCATTTCAAAGTTCACGAACCAGCACAGCAAAATCAGGTTTGCAGGGTTATCCATCAGTTTTGAACCGCCCATGCCCCTATTGGCGCGGTGCTGCACAGTCACTTCGCTTGAGCCGCAATGCCAACAAAGGCCAAGGTCACGTTTAATCAAAGCCTGCCTAGTTTTAACGTTCACCGATACCTGCCGTCTTCCAAGTCAATTCAACCATGCGCGCTTGCGTTTGAACCGACATTTGCTGCTCGCTCAGCATTCGCAACTTGGTTTTGACGCGCGTGACAACAGCCCTAGCGATGTCGCGACGTTCACGAGCCTCCGCCGATTCCAGCAAAGCCAACGCCTGTCGATCCACAACCGTTCCCTTCGCACCCAAAAGAGCCAAAGCGTTAGTTTTATCAAACGCCAACTCAAGTTCTGCAAGTTCCTTTTCAGCGGCAAACAACGCTTCAACCCCTTTCGCGGCTTCCCTTCGGATAGCAACAAGTTCATCAATAATCGAATCAGGCGTTTGGAAGTTCATCAGCCACCGCCTGAATCTTCGCAAGGATCGTGTCAGCGGCTTTCGCGCGACGAGCCTCCTGCCAAAGCGAACGCAATTCATCCTTGTTGCTCAACTGCGCGGCTTCAGCAATCCAGTCGCGCCCAATCGGGATAACGCCGCGTTCAACCTTTTCCATTTCGCTGCGCGAGGCTAACCCTTTTTTGTTTCCCGAATAGCCTGCCAACATCAAACAGCGACCAACCGCCGAAGTTTCTGCGTTTTCTAACGCGCTGGTTTGGTTCGCGCCAGCCTGCCCGTCGATCTCAAACGCGTGGCCTGTTGACTTCAGGAACGGTTGGCCGTCTTCAAGCAGGTAAAGTTCCGCCTTCATCACCCAAACCCCAGCAGCGCGGTCTTGGGGCGTTGTGAGGTTGGTTGTGACGATGCGAGCCGACGGGTTTTCAGCGAAAAGCAGCGCAAGCCGCTGATCCACCGTCGCGTAATCATCCAAATTGAAACGTGCCATTACTTGCTCTCCTTATTTACTAGAAACGGGGCTGCCCCGTTCCTGCCTGCTTGACGCGTGCAACGCACAACGCCATCAATACGGGCGGCCTTCGCGCGACCCATAAAGTCTAAAACTTGGTTCTTGTAACCCTGCATAACCAAATCAGCCTGCTTCGCGTCAAACAAAGCCTGAAGATAATTGCGCCCCAACTCAGTCGGCAAATCGACAACCTCATCATCGATCTCAGGATGCAAAGCGCGAACCGTTTCGTAAGTGCTGGTCGAACCATCCCAATCAGGTTTTTGCCCGTCCTGCAAGCAAGCCCAAAAGTTGGAAGCAAGTTCAAAGTCAACCTGCTGCAAGTAAGGGTCGGCTTCTATCCGATACTGACGGAGTTTCTGGCCGCCAAAAAGCACCACAAGATACGCCTGCCGAAAGCCCATAATGCGCAAATACCATTGCACCTGTGAAAGATAGTTGCGAGGAATCCCAGAAGCGTCACCGTCAACGCCTTTCGGGGGAACAATCCAGTCGTCTTCAAAGCGCGCGGTTTTTACTTCGATCAATCCCCACTCGCCGTTCTCATCCACAAAAATCGCGTCAGGGTTTGCATGATCCCAGCCAGCCGCGCCAGCAAAAGTGCCAACCTCTGATTCGATCAGCAAAGACGGATTCACTTCAGCGAACCAGTCAAGAACAAAAGCCTCAAGCCTTGAACCTGCTTCCATCGCTTCCGACTGTGGAATCTCCGAAGGAATCAAACCGCTTTTCTTCGCCCAAAGGGTAAAAGCCGACTCCCATTTGTTTAGGCCAGCAATCGTGCCAACCTCCGAACCGCCGATTCCTTCAGCACGAACCGCGTGCCATTCCTTACTTCCGTTTCGGTGCAGCCCTAAAAAAGCAGCCTGCGTGTGTTCCGCGACGGGTAAAATTGTAATTGGCAACTAAGTTTCCTCTCCTGTTGAAAGTTGCTGTGAAGCGACCCGAACTCTTTCGTTTGGGTCGTTTTCACATTAGGGCATTTTTCTGATACATTCAAAAACATAACCCAAGGAGCGGACATTGTTAATCGAATATAAAAAGCAGGTTGACCTGCGCTGTGATTATTGCACCAGCAAACTGAGCGACTTCATTGATCGCCAAGAGCACCAACCAATCACTTTTTATGAAGCAAACCGAATGGCCAGAATCTTCGGCTGGATCATCAAAGGAGCGGCAGCCAAATGTCCCAGTTGCGCATAAAACTTTGGAAAGAACTCAACGAGGCAATCGACGAAATTGGATCGCCCGAATGCCGTCAAAACCCTGACATGTTTGACCCTGAACTTTACCCAGATTATGGAACGCGCCGTTTCACAGAACTTGCGGCCAAGGCTGTCTGCAATCGTTGCCCTGCTCAGCGAGCATGCGCAGCCTATGCTCTGGCTGCTGGCGAGGTTAGCAACATTTGGGGCGGCTTGACTCCTTCGGAACGCGAAGAACTGATGCGAAAAGCGTAACCAAATCGTTACATAAAAGTTGCCACAGAAGTTGCATTCATGATCCGACCTACGAGATACTAGACCTACGCCAAAGAGGCGCGCATTAAAAACGAAGGGAAAAAAATGGCAACAATGAAGAAGCAAGTCGAAGCAGCGATTGAAGAAAACGGTTTTGATTTCGACGCTTTTCTAACCACTCGCGACGGAATGACTTGGGGCGACTATTCGATCGGCCTGCCCAAAGGCTTCGTTCACATCGACCAGCACGAAGGACTAACAGGCCTAAGCGGAATGGTTGACCACACCACGCACTTCGCTTGGAAGTTTATCCTTGAAGACATCAAGCAAATGCTAAAAGCAAAGCCTGAATGGATTCGCGAAGGCGAATGCCCAAAGGATTGCTGCAAGTAGAACTTCCCCTTTCCCCTTCTTGGGGAAGGCAAAAACCCCCAGCCATTCGGTTGGGGGTTTTCTGCTACTTCTTGTCGCTCTCAGCCTTCGCTTTTTCAACAGCGTCACGCGAAGCCCCAGCAACCGTTTCTTTGCTCGCCTGCCCAGTCGTTGCAATCGCATAACCAATCGCGCCAACAATGCCCAGCATGATCGTCCACCAAGCAATCAGGACACCCATGAAAGGATCGCCCGTCGCCATCGCGCCAACACCAGCCGACGTGCCAACAATAAACAAGAGCACGCCAAAGCCGCGCCAAGCCAACTCAACAACCACGCCAGCGACGTGCTTCAACCAATCTTTCACTTTGACTCCTTCAAAAGTTCTAGCGGATCAATCAGGTCATCGTAAGCGCACGTGTGAACGTTCTGCTTCGTTCCAACCGATAAATGTAAATGCGCGCCAGTAGAGAAACGGCCAGTCGACCCAACTCGCCCAATCGCAGTTTTGCCAGCGGTCACAAACTTGCCGATTGAAAGGTTTGGCTTTTCTTTCAGGTGCGCGTAAAGGATGAACTTTTTACCTGCGTCGGTCGATTGGATAACAAACCAGCCAAGCCCGTCGCTCCACTCGTTAACTTTGATCGCGCCCGAACCCATCGCCTTGATCAGCGAGCCTTCAGGAACAGACCAGTCCTGACCTCTGTGCGGCCTGCCTTCGCGATAAGGCGACAAGTCACCAAAGACATCGTTGCGCGTGGCGGCTGGGAACGGTTCAACATATTTCGGCATGGGTTTTCCAATCAACTAGTAAAAATGCGCAGGATCATAGCCACGACACCAGCGGTGAGCGCGGAAGACAAAATGGAGATTATCCACGCCGATTGATACCGCGCCTTTTCTAGTTCACGCAGGCGGTCTTCAATGTCGGCAATGGAATCAATCTTTGATTCGATAACAGCAAGACGCGATTCTAAACGGATAAGCAACGCTTGGTTGGTTGTTGGGCGGTCATCACTCATCGACGGCTGAGCCTTCCAAAATCAGGCCGCAACCACCGCAAGTGGTTAGTCGCTGCGGATCAGTTAAAACAAACTCAACTTCAGCCTGTGAGCATTCAGAGTTTTGGCAGATAAATAACTTGTTCATTAGGCCACCTGATAAGCAACGTTGAAACCGATTCGGTCACCAACAGCAAACGCAGCACCGAAAGGGATGGTGCTGGAAAGGTTGGTTCGCGAAAGATAAGTAGTTGAAGAATCCGACGCGCGAATCGTGGCCGTCGTTGAATTGGCTGCGATGTCAACCGTTCCTTGGAACGTTGCGCTCGCTGAAGTATCAAAGAAGAACGCCGCGCCAGCAGTCGTCGAAATCGAAGAAGTCGAAGTTGCGATTGGCATGGTTACCGTAACAGAGCCGCTCACCGCGCCGCTTGTTCCCAAAGTCAAAGAGCCATGCGCAATCACTAACTTACCTAAACGCATATAGGCGTAAGTTTCCGTCGCGCCCGTTCCCTTGGTTACGTTTGCCCAAGTTGGTGTCCAAGATTTCCAAGCGTTGTCGTAGCCGATCCATGAACCGTTATAAACGAAGAACGAGTCTTGGTCGGCAACATAACAGAATTGTCCTTCGGCTGGCGAAGTTATAGCAGCGTCTCGTTCAGCGATGCTTGCGAAGTTCGGCACGCTTTGCTGCATCAAATACGTGTTCAAATCGCTCGCGGTGAGAACCTCACCCGAAACCCATGTCTTGTAACTCATCGTTCTCTCTTTCTAATCAATTCTACGACGGCGAACCAAGGCGGCTCAGATCAAGAACGCCCATTGTTGTTGAATCCAAAACAAAGCGCGAGCCAAAAGAAGACAACTGAAAAGTAACCAAATGGCGGTCTGGAGTTATCGAATGGCCAACGCCAACAACGCGCTCAATGCTGTGCAACGCGCTGCCAACCGCCGACGGCGTATAAGTGATGTCAGCCGCATCCCAAATGTCAGTCGATAAAACTTGAACCTGATCAGCCGCCGAAAGCCCAGCCAGTTCCGTCGTTAGCGATTGGAAATGGTAGTCAGGGTCGCGGTAAGAATCCAAAAGATAATTTGCAACCGCTGTTCCGTCGGCCAGCGTGTTCGAAAGATTGTTCGATTGCGTAAAAGTGCGCACGCCATAAGCAGTTCCAGCCGCTGCGTCAACCGCAGTAACCGTTCCAGCGGTGTTCTCCACCACAATACGGTTGTAATTGAATTCAGCCCCGTACTCTAACTGAACGCCCGTAAACGGAATGTTCGTCCCTGCATCATCAAAATAAATCGCAAAAGGAACTTCGCCAGAATATTCGGTTTGTATCTCAAGCGTTGAAGTCGACAAATCGGTTGTGCCAGTCCAAGACGAGAAATAGGTAACCGTTGAAGTGTTTGAAGGCTTCGTTGTTCCATCGAAATATTCCCCCAAGTAAATCGACGGTTCGATCAGGAGCGCGTCAGCATAAAGAGTTCCCGAATCGCGTGCCGTCCAAATGGCCAACGGTTTATTTGCGCGCGAAGGAGTAATTGAAACGCTCAACTGAACCCAGCCGTCAGGAGCACGAAGCGAAGCAGAAGTTCCAACGACATCCTGCATATCTCCGTCGATACCCAAAATGCCAGAGCCAGCAAAAAGGTAAACGTTCGAAGCGTTAATGTCTGATTGGTAAACCCAAATGGAAACGGTGTAAGTTTCGTTCTGCGCCCAGCGGCCGCTTGTCGAATCATAGAAACGGTGACCCGTAATGCTGCCGCCAGTTGAATCAGAAGGATCAGTAAAAGTTGCTTCAGTCGCTGAATAGGTTCGGAACTTCGCGTAAGTTGAAGTGCGGCCGCCTATAAGCCAAGTTGCGCTGCCAACCGTTGTCGTTGCATTCTCAAAAGAAGGCATAACGCAGCGGTTGTAACGGTACGTATAAACGGTCAGGTCGCTGATTGGTTCGCGCTGAGATTTGAAAGCAACGTCGCCGCCGCGTTCAATAAAGATCGCGCCGCCTTCCGAATCAGCAACTTGCGACAAATATTGCCAAGCCGAAGTTCCCTGATCCACAGGAGTTGTTCCAACTGTGATCACGCCAGCGTCAAGGTCTCGCGCGGTCGCTGACCAAGCAACTTCTGAACGGCTCAAAACGTTGCCAATACGCACGTCGGTTTTTTCAGCGGCTGGCGTGTGCGCGTTCAGTTCCGCAACCGACAAACGGGCGATTCCGTCAAGGCAGTTAAAAGTTACTGTTGCGTCAGCGGCCACCTGATAATCAAAAGTGAAAGAATCTACCCAGCCGCTAAAAATGACCACGTTGCCGCTAGTGATTCGAACCGCCGCTTGCGGTTTTACTTCAGCACCGAAAAGGCTGGGAATGATTGCTTGCAGGCTTGAAGACGCTTGCGCTGTCCCCGACCAAGAATTTGTAACGTTCGCGGTGTCTGCGTCTGATCCGTCAAAGTAATCGCCAACCGTTGAGGTTTGCTCAACTAGCGCGTGCCGCCAATACATTGTTGAACCCAAAGGGCGGATGACCGAACCCGTAACTTGCCCACCATAAATACGCATGGAAACCGCGCCAGCAGGAGCAGTAAAAGTTCCAGTAACTCGCGCTTCAATCCCTGCTTCAAAAGCGGTGGTGTTGCCTGTAAATTCGCCAAGGCTTGAGCCGCCAGAATCGTAAAAAGTTGCGCCCATGCGGCGGCGGTCGCTAACGCTTGAAGTTGCGTAAAAAGAGCAAGCGTAAGTTTGGCCAGCAGTCACAGGGATACGCGCAGCGGTGCTTGATCCTGTCACGCCGAACGAATAGCCAATGCTTGAAGCAGCGGTGGTAACCGTATCCAAAGCCCCGTCAGCGGTTAGCGTGGTAGTTCCAGCACCGCCCGTTCCTCTGTTAATAACCGACCACGATTCCTGCGGCGAAACCGCAGCCGAAGTTGAAGGAATCGGATTTTTTACAAGATTGGTGCGATTCGTTACAGGCGTTAAATATGTTGGGTCAAACTCGCGACCCCGATTATCCAAAACGATACTCGCAGAACCAGCGTCAAAAACATCAAAGTTGTTTGCGCGGCCGCGATTTGTTTCGACCGAACGAACGTAAGCAGTCACGTCGTTATAAACGTAAGCACCGCCCGATTGCGTAAAACCAAACTCAACCTTGGTTACAGGCACAGACATTAAGACCTCCAGCCAGAACCGTTGGTTCGTTCGTAGCCTTTGATTGCGTCAACAACGGTTTGCCCAAGATTTGCGCCGCCGCCAACGATCGTGATGTTGTAAGTGCTGCCGCTCTTGCCGCCTCCAGCCATCGCCTTCCACCGATCCAAAGGAATGACCGCTTCAGGCTGACCTGCTTCACCAATGCGCGCAATCGTTCCGCCAGCGCGCGGCATAACCACACCGCCGTTAGCAAAGTTTTCAATGCCACGAATCGAAGTGCCTGTCTGATTCGGCGCAACATTGTCATAAGCGTTTCCAAAAAGCGACTCGCGGTTTAGGATTGCCAAGCCTCTTTGCTGAAACTCTAAACCTTTTTGAATTCGATCCGCGAACCCAGTAATAGGACTTTCGATAACGCTCGCAAGATAGTAAGCGACCGACTCCATGTTAAGAGAAAGAAGTTCAAAGCCTTTCACAATGCCGTCAAGAGCATTCCCGTTGCTTGAGAAAGTAGAAAAGAAGGTAGCAAACGCGTCACCGATAGCAAGAAGGCCACCGTAAACTCCGCTTTTTCCGTCTTCGCCTACAATCGCAATCTGAATTTGCTTGAACGCTTTACCTGTGTCGGTGTTTGGGTTGCTCGCGTCCTCCAAGAAATCCGAAACGGCTGGAACAACGGTTTCCGTCAAGTAATCGACAAACTGAATCACGTAGGGCAAAAGTTTCGCACCAAACTGCTCGCTCAACTCGCCAACCGCAACGTCCAAACGCGCAAAAGGATCAGCCGCCGCCTTAGCCGCGCCTTCAGTTGACTTCGCCAAATCACCCATTGCGTCTGAAGACTTTTTCAACTCAGGGAACAAGCGAATGAGCGCAGTTTTGTTTCCGTTGTAATACTTACCCAAAGCATTAACGATCGTTCCCAGCGGCTTGCCAGACGCGGCCGAAGCATCCAAAGCCAGCGTGAACATTTTCTGAGCCTTATTGACGTTAGGAACTTGGCGCACAAGATTTGAAAAACTTGGCCTTAACTCGTCGTCCTGAATGCCCACCTGCATGGATAACTTGCCAAGGTAATCTTCAACGGCAGCAATCTGCGCCTTGGTCGCTTTGGTGCTGTTCTTCAACTGCAAAGCCAAAAGTTTCTGCGACTTCGCGTCAGCAGCCGCAGCCTTAACGCTGTCCGTCAAAGCCCCAGTAATCGCAGCAAAGCCTGCCGCAATAGCCGCGCCACCAAGAAGACCCTTCAGCGATTTACCAAAACCACCAAAGCCCTTCTTGGCTTTCTTCAAACCTGAGTCGTCAAACTTTGTCGCGACGGGAACGATAATGGCCATTAAGCGAACCTCCTTGAAGCAATAACTTCATAGCGTTGAATGATGCTTTTAACTTCGGCTTCAAGCATTGGCTTTCGCGATTCGATCGCAGGCCAAACGTAACGCGACGCTGAAGCGTTCAACTGATTGATCATGCCGCGCCCCTGCCCGTTTAGGCGCATCCTGACCTGTTTGCCGTCGCGCATAAACGGTCGCGTATAACCTGAGTTTTGGTAACCCTTGTTGAAGTATCTGCCGCCGCCGCGACCAGCCATGTCCATGAT